ATCGACGCGAGCGCCGCCGCCGTCTGCTTGTCGCTCAGCGCCTCGCTCTCTAAAAGGCGGTCCATCTTGTGCTCCACGATGCCCACCCGGCGCTCAATCGCGGCGATATGCGTGCTGTTCCGCGCCACAGCAACCGCCCAGCCCAACACGGCGCCGCCGAGGGTCCCCAAGGCGCCAAGCTCGGTACCCTCGCTGAAAAAATCACTCATTCGGCCCTCGTCTGCCATGCGGCCCCATCCAGTTCCGGTTTCCGGGTTCGCGCGACCTCCAGCGTGCGATTCGCCTGCTCGACCTCTCTGTACCACGCGCGGCGGCAGTGGTCTTCCTGCCGGAAGAAAAGCGCGTTGATCACAGTCCTGTGGCGCGGCAGCGGCTCGATATGCGCCCGCGCGCTGGTTGTCTGGTGCGTGCTGCCGCCCAAGATCGCTGCGTTGTAGAATCTCGACCCCACGCTCACAAGCATCTCCAGCACGCGGTACAGAATGTAGAACGCCCGGCGGCGGAAATTGCCGTGATCTGCCATCGGGTTAACCTTTGTCGCGGTGGCGGTTAACTCATACTACCCCAAGAGGCGCCAACACGTCAACACGTCAACACGTCAGGTCCAGCCGCGCGCCGACACCGCCACCACATCGCGGCGCTGCTCCTCGAAGCTCCCGCCGAACACCTCTCCGCCGTCAGCGTGCAGACACAGGTACTGGAAGGCGTCGGACACGTCGCTCCATGGGTGGCTCTTGTCCGGTTTCTCGTCCTTCACGCCTTTCGTGTTGATCTTGTACCGATACTTCCCCGCCATGGCCTGCACCAGCGGACCTGCGTGCTCCGGGTCGACCAACAGGCCGGATTTCCCGTCGACCACGCGGGTCAGGTATTTCTCCACGGCGGCCAGTCGGGCGGCTATCGAGTTCGTCCGCGCCGGTTTCACGACAAACCCCTCGCTTTTGTAGATGTCCGCCACGCACCGCTCGTCGGTCTGCACCCGCTGGAACGCGGCCGGGTCGATCACGACCATCGCCTGCCGCCCCGGAAACTTGTTCGTGAGCAACGGCTTGAGCCGCTCCCGGACGAACCGCAGCGCCCCCATCTCCTCAGTCACCAAGGCGTCATACACCACCAGACGGCCATCGTGGGTCTGGTGGCCGACCACCGCAGCGGGCGTCAGCCCGGCGTCCACCCCGATTAGCAGGGGCGACGATGTGAACATCGGCGTCAGGGTTTCCTTGGCGACATGAAAGCCTCGGTCGAACGACTTAAAGACCGGCTGCCCCGACAGGCTTTTGCCAAACTCGGCGTGGATATAGACCGCGATCCAGTCCTCGGTCTTGCCCTCTGCGAGGTTTTCGTAATAGTCATCCGGCAGGAATTTCGTCCAATCGGCCTCGGGAGAGAGGCCCGAGGGCTGTATCGTCACCTCGACGTTCTTCGGCGGGTCGCTGAGCAGCTCCGCCCAGAACGTATCAATGTCCGGGGGGTTGGTCATGCCCCAGATATGCGCGTTTGGCTTGCCGTCGTCGCGCACACACCCCACCTTGTTCATCATCTTGTCGGGGTATCGGCCAACCCGGCCCTGCGCGGCGTTGTAAATGTCCGGGTTGATTTCCCGGAACTCGTCGAACACGATAAAACTCGCCTGAAGCGACAACAGCCGCCGCACGTCATTCTGGTCGTCAAGCCCCCGGAACAGCACCTCGCACTCGATCTCTCCGATCTTGATGAGGAACTTGTACTCCGTCTTGAGAAACACCCCCATCTCATCCTGCCGTACCCACTTCAGGAAGTCCGGGATCGACGTGTCCCTGAGCTGCTCACGTGTGTTCCTGATCCACACACAGCGCGAACGTCGTATCCCGTCATCGCACGGGGCCATCATCGCCGCGTGGTGCAGGATTTTCATGATGCCAGCGGTCGTTTTCGTGCTGTTATGGTGGATCGCTCCATCCACAGTCACGTAGTTCTCCGTGCCTAGCACCTGCATGTCCCAGTACGGCTCTTGCGCCTGCTTGCGCGTTATTTTGGTTATGGGCCTGTAGGCTACACCGCAACCGGGAGGACGCCGTGGGGAAGACGAATCGGGGGCCGGGGGAACAGGCGCACCAGCTGGCTCTGGAGCAAGCGCCGGGTCGACATCTGTTTCCTGAAGAAAAGGTCGACCACATCGACGGGCTAACCCTGCATAACCACCCAGACAATTTACGTCTGTTCGCGTGTAATGCTGCGCATCTACGGGCCACTCTGGGCGGAAAAGCTCCCCGCTGGTCTGCGGAAGGTTACGCGAACATGTTGAAACGACATCGCCAACCCGAAGGTCTTGAACCGGTCGATACACACCGTCGGCGCACAGCAGCTGGTGCGACCCGGCTGCGTCAAATGCTCCTTCTGGCGTGGAAACCCGGTACAGATAGTCCCTACCTTTCGGGAAGCTCCCACCACTTAGCGAAAGCTGAAATCGACCTGTCTTCTCGTTCCACGATAGCACGCGAATTGGTCGATCTATGTCGCGAATGGGGGTGGCCCCATCCTCTGTGACCACCAGTGTGTCCCCGGACACACACCCCACGGGGCCAACAACCAGCGAGACGAACTTGTCCGAGTAGAAGAACTTGTCGAGGCTCTCGATAACCTCGAAGTTGACCTCGCGCATCAGCCATCGACCTCCAAAAGGGCCTTTTTCGCCTGCTCCAACAGCCACAGGGCGGTGCCCCCGTCCGCCACGGAAGACGCGAAATACAGCTTCCCGTCATCGTCGAAGCCCACAATCACCACGCCGTCCGTGCAATGGCCTCTGGCCGCGTCCAGAACGCGTTCTGTCGGCAGGTCCAACCGGGTAACGCCCCCGAAGGGCACAACTACCGCCATCAGTGGAGCGCCCTGTCGCGCCCGTCGAGCGCGTTGTGGACATAGATCGGCGTGTCCCCCTCGTACTCCACGGCAGGGTTGCACCAGCAATCCGCGCCATGGTGGACTTTCAGGTCATCCACAGGCACGCAGTGCAGTTCTTCCGGGGCGCCGAACTCCTCGTCGACCCGCCGGAGTACCTCATCCCACGTCATGGGCCTCTCCCTCGATGGTGACAGCCTCGTTATGGTCTTTTGCCCGCGTGATGTTGATCACCACCTGCGGACCGCCAGCTGTGTTCTGGTCGTCTTTCTCGGGTTCGAGCTTACCCATCTTGTTGAGCAGCTTCTGGAACTCGATGCGCGCCATGGCGTTGATGTCGGCCCCCTGCATGAAGCGAAACAGGTTGTCGAGGTTCACCGCCCCCATAAGCCGCGCCACGACCTCCACCTTGGTGGGGTCTTCTTCGATCATTTCGAGCTGGGCACGCGAGAGGACAGGCGTGTTCTTGCAGGCCGGGGAAGTGAAGCGATCAACCTTGGTCATGCGCGTAAGGTATGCCGGATGTGTTCACAGGTCAACAGGCCGGGGCTTGGCTGGAATTGAGTTGTAGACGTGTTGCGAGTTTAAAAAGGGTCAAATTTCGGGGCGTGGTGTACGGCATAGCTAAGGAAGGGGGGTAGGCCCCCCACCCCTTCGGTCCCTCCCCCCTCCCCCCTCTGGCCCGGTTTACGGCCCGGCATGATCACTAGGCGGATGGACCGCCTAGCTATATTGGCGTTACACCAAGCTACGCGGCCACATGACGCTGGCCCGCGCTCAGGTGAAGTGTGACGTTCACGCGCTTCTTGCCGCGCGTTAAAGAAATGTGGCCCGGACCCTGCCACGTAAGCTATGGGGTTATACGCCGCGCGCGTAAGCGCCGAATGCCAGCGCGCGGATAGTGGCACCGACTCAATCGGGCTAAAGGATGGACGCATGACGTGATAACACGTCAGCACCTTAGCAATTTAAAGGTGCGGTCTCGGCAACCTGCTACTGCCTCAACCATACTAATCACGGCGAGTGACCAAGTTGGCACGGGAATGTTCGCATGACACGTGGTGTCTGGCGCGCGCGGGGGGACGATGGGCCAACCCATTCGCGGCAAGACCGCGCCCCCTAGCACGCCAGACCCCGTGTCAATGCAGGTTACACGCGGGCCGTGTAGCCTGTTTTGACACTTAACATGTGAGGAAAACAACATGCTGACCATGAAAGAACTCAACGCCAAGATCGGCAGCATCCGCAAAAGCGTCGCCGCCTTGCGCGTCAACATTCATGAAGTGCTTTGCAACGCGGCAGGTCACGCCTATGAACACGGTGACGTGACCGCGTTTACGCGGTTGTTCGCCGCTGTCCCCGGCGCGGACCG